TCTGAAAATCCAGCCATAATTACTCCTAATTATTATTCCAATAATGTATATTTTTTCGAGCTTTTCCGTAAGTTCTTCTTCTTTGTACCAAAGATCCCTTACCAAACTCAGCTTTTTCTTGTTGTAACCTCATTTCTTCTAATGCTTTTTCAAAAGCTGCGTTAAAAAGAGGCACTCGCTCATCTTCCATAAGAAATATTGATGCGTGTTTCAATGCTCCGTATAAGTAAACATCTGGGTGTGTATTAGATACAAAGTTAGATGTTGTCGAATCAGAAAGGGCATCAATCTTTCCGTAGTAAGTTAATTGTAATGTATAACTTGCGTCAGGGGTAGGTGCAAGTTCTATTGAATCATCAACTAATGCAAAATATATTGGTTGACCAGTTTTATTATTAATAGACTTTCTGTATACATCTAAAGACTCAATAGACATTTGCATTAATGGCCTAAAATCATTTGAGGTAATTTCAATGTTTATAGCCTCTAACCAATCGGATGGTACAGATAAATATTGAGCATCTGCCGTTGCAGTAGCTCTTTTAATCATTTCTTTAGTACGCAATCTTCTATTTAATTCTGCTTCAGTTTGGTCAATAAATATATCTATTTCACTTGTTAAATCTGATCTATTTAAGAAGTTTGCTATATTTGTTTTTAATTCACTATACGTCATACTCTGCCATTCCAAGTTCTAAACACTTTATTATCAGGGTTATTAAGCCATTTTTTCCATTCACTCATATCATTAGCCCAACCCTCTCTACAGGCTCTTTGATACACAACTAAAGGAACTTCAGCTACATGACGTAAATCTTTACCAGGTTTGTTATCTGCAAGATGTTTGCAATGTTCTATAACTGGTTGGACATTTTGTTTGGTGTGATAAACAATTTTATCATCCTCAGTAGCAAATTCGTGAGAATAATTCTTTTTGTAGTCTATAAGTGTTCTTCTAGCCATGAATAGATTTTATCATTAACTGTGGCTATTTTGCTATTAATAATAAAAAAAGGGGATAATGTCTATCCCCAGCACCCTAATAAAAACTTAAGATGTTGATAAGTCAGCAACTACACCATGTGCGGCTTCGTTACTTACTTCTAGTCCGTATTCAACTACGATCATTTTTGTCTCAGCATCACCGATAGTAGCAATATCTACAGTTTGGAAATTTCTTAGATATGCAACTTTAGCGAAATCTGGATCAACTAAAAGAAGTGATCTTTCTCTTGATCTGTTTGATGGAACGATTTTAAGTTCACCAAAATCAGATGAATAGATTGATACAGATGCTTCAACTGTATTAGCATCAACAAATTGTCTTGCTTGAGTTCTACCTGTAAAACCAGAAATAACTTGTTTGTTATGTGGTCCACAAATAGCCAATGATGGTTCACCACCATTAGTGAAAGCAAGTTCTAAAACGTCTTTTAAAAGAGTTTCAGTTAATGCTCTTTGAGTTCCGTCAGTTGGAGCAGCTCCGCTTCCTGTTGAAGCACCACCTGATCCTCTTGAATCATTTGATGTAATCCAAGATTCAAAACCACCAGTTACCCTAGCTGTTGTAGCGTTACCAGTTGTTTTAGCTCCTTTCTGACATAGAGCCTCTTCCATATCTCTTTTGAGAGCTTTAGACATGATAGCAAGCTGATGAGCCATTTCTGACCTTTTACCTGCTGGATCTGAACTCTCTTGAGATCCTGTTACAGTAGCATCTCTTTTTGAGATCATACATACGTTGCTCGCTCTTACAGTAGCAGTTGATGCTGCTCTTGAAAGTTCGAACCCTTCTAATTCTCCACTTGCACTTGGTGTAGGTAGAGATTCTGTTTGCCAATCAAACACCACATTGCTCACATTTCGTGTACCGATTGAGGACATGAACGGAGTTTGCATAGGAGAGATGTTGTAAATGATATTACTTAAATCTTCTCTATCAGCAGTTGCGGTGTAAGTATCAAAAGCGTTAGTTACTTTTGCCATAATATACTCCTAAAAATTACTTTAATATTAAATTACTTTAACATTTGTTCAAAAACTTTAGCCGCATCTGAGGGTTTCCCAGTTTTGGCCAACCTTTGTTTTGCTTTTTTCACAGGAGTTACAGATTTTGGTCGGTTCGTAGTACCAGGTCTTGCAACCCGAGCTTTTGCTTTTTCAGTTGGTTTTTTCTTTACCGCTTGTTGAGTTTTACTGTTCAACCAAGCATTTCTTAAACCAAGTAAGGCTCGGTAGTCATACACGGCA